GCGCCACAATGCCTGTGGTGATGGTAGGCTCTACACCTCGTGAACCCTGTGGCAGGTCAGGGATGGCCCCTGTTCCTGTCATCTGATTCATAAAGCGTCGAACCAGAGGGAGCTGAAGCTCACGCGCAAGGATGCTGTAAATGTTGCCGACTGTGTCCTCAAGTTCCCGTGCAACATAACGAATCTCTTCAGCGGTGACACGTTCGGCATTGCGCTGCACGGCGCTGTTGAGCAAGAACGCATAGGAAAGGCGTGCCTCAATGCTCTGTACTGCTGCCGTGGTGACCTGTAAATCACCGGTCTTATTGATCTGCAAGGCCGTAATATCTTCCAAGCGTCCGCGTACGAAATCGCCCGGCTTCGCTTTTTGGAGTTCACTGATTCTTGTCTGTGCGTTAGGATTCACCAGAAAGATGATGTTGCTTGCGATGGCGGCGACCTCGGTCACAGACTTACTGAGGGCTTCAAGCGCTTTTAGGTCTCCGAGGTATTCGTCCACAAAGCTGCGTCCGTAGGATTCTCCGTCCATCTTTCGTAGCCTGAGGGGAATCCACGGGCTCGCATCCTTCGGATAGGTCTGCTCAGTGCCGGGGATGATGTTGTCTCCCACCTCCTGATAAGAGCGATAAACCTCCCCGTCAAGATAGGTATGCGTATAGACATCATAAGCCTTATGCGGCTCTATGTTGTCCCCCTCGATGCAGCGCTGTGCCTCAGGCGGGAGTGCTCCATAAGCAATGCTTTCCTTTGTGACAATCTCGGTCGTATTGCCGATGCCGTCGCGGGAAAGACAATAACTGTTCAGACGATAGAGCTTCATCCCACCTTCCTTTGGCGGCAGGAACAAGAGAACATTGCCGGTAATAATAAGCTGCGTCATTGCCTCATTCGTGGTGACACGCATTTGGTGCGATTCCATGTAGTTTGTGATCTGACGCTCAATCTTGCTAAGGGCTCTTTCCCATTCCTGCACGGTCGCCGGGTCATCCCCGAGCTGCGTTCGCACCTCGTCGCCGAGAGACAGCCGGAAGAATGGTGCGTTCGGCGGGAATAAGGCCAGCATGAGCTTGCTGGTAAGGTTGTTGACGCCACGTGCACCGATGGACTGGTATGGTGTCTCATACTTGGTAGAGCTCGTGTCACTCTCCTTCGGGAATGCCATTGGAATCGTCAGCTCAGCACACTTTTCGGCGCGATCGGTGTAGACCTTACGCGTGCTTTCCAGTTTTGCATAAAGCTGCTTTGCGGTGGTCCTCTGTCCATCCTGAGGGGTGCTCATATGTTAAGCCCCGTGGAGCCGCCTCCTGCTGTCTGTGTGTTCGGATTTACCAGAAGGCTGCTCTTGCCGCGCTTCTTTTTCTTAACGCTGCTGATCTCCTCTCCGGCACGCTGCGCCGAATCTGCAGCAGGTGCGGCGGGCATGGCGGCCGGAGGTGCCTGCTGCACAACTGTGGTACTGCCTCCCCCACCGCCAAAAATACTTCTAAAAACTCTTCCTACTCCACCCATTCAGTTTCCTCCTTTGAAGATGGATTCGGTCGGGACAAGAAGGCTCTCAATGCCCCGACGCTTCTTGTTGTCTGTGCCTCCCATGAGGGGGGCGTTCGGGTCTGCACTCTCCGTAGATGCAACGAGATCGCGCCCGGTAATGGTTGGCTGCTGTGTGCTTGCCTGCGGGATGGATGGGCTGAAGATGGATTTCAGCATGTTACCCACGAAGCCCATCGTTTTCCTCCTGCATGATCTGAATCTCTTCGAGGGTCTCAATGATGCTGTTGATACCTGCGATGCTGCCGAGGATACGCTCGGCTCGCTTCTCCCCCTCGATGTCATGTACGATGTTCTGCAGGCTGAAACGCTCGCGCAGATACTCACACAGTTCTTTGGAGACATACGGAATGTCCCGCTCCATGTTGTCTTTCATTAGGTCATTACCTCCTTTACATAGGTGCTGCACTCCTGACGGAATCCGTGCTTCTTGTAGCCGTTGCCAATCAGGTTGTTGTTCTTTTGAAACATGTTGCCTGTGACAATAAGCTTCGCACCATAATCCCGTGCAACATCCTCCAATGCCTTAATGGCATGCATCTGAAAACCATGAACATCTTTGAACGCTAAGACAAAAAGCTCGGTGCAGACACGATGGGGTGTCCACCATGTATAACCAATATCAAAGGCAACAATGCCCTGCAAGACGCCCCGATGAGAGAGCTTGATGACTTGTCCGCGATCGCTCATGTTACCGAGACAAACGATAGTGTGCTCAATGTCTCCGAAGGTGTCCATAAGCCATGAGACTTCTTTTTGTCTCCAATGCTGAAGGCTCTCTCGAATAAGGTACCGTTCATAAAGGCCTAGGTGCTTGCGTTCGGTGTCCATAGTTTTACCTCCCGTTTCTTGAAGTCATAGTCGCATGCCCTCAGAATACGGGCGACACGGGCCTGCTGAAGAGCATCCTCTTCCGTCAGGTGCTGTTTTTCATACGCCTTGACAACGGCATTCCATGAACAATCCTCATCAAGGATGCGTTCTGCGTTCACAGCCCCGACCTTTGGGCACCCACTGTAACCATCTGTTGTGTCTCCCGTGAGTGTCTGCGTAAGGAAATTCCGATCTGCCTCCTCCTCGCTGATGTACTCGTAGACATCCCGCAGGAAGTCATAGTGGTAGCCGGGAAGGGTTCGCATGTCTTTGTCGCCGGAGATGATGATGCATTTGTCTTTGTTCTTCTCCAATGTGGCGAGGATGCCGATGCAATCGTCTGCCTCCAAAGAGGGGCGCAGATAGACCGTGCCTTCCTCCTGCATCCAGTCCACAAGGCGCCAATAACAGAGCGGTTTTTGTCCTTTGCGATGGGCCTTGTAGGTGGGCAGTACATGGCGACGGAAGTTATCGTCGCGGTCGGAAAGACACAAGAGGATGTCATAATCTCCGGTGTATTTATGGCGGTCAAGAACTGTCTCGACGGCGGCATCCAGTCGGCTCGTAAAGTTCGCCTTGACCTCCTCGAAGTCGGCAAAGTAACTGCTGATGCCACTCTCCCACTCAGCTTCGTAGGTGGCTGAAGCGCATGCCATGAAGGCAAACATATCAGCGTCGATCAAAAGTTTCAGCCGCATAGGAGTACCACCGCAATTCCGAGGAAGAGAAGGTTAATGACGATCATATCCATATCAGGGGGTTGTATTGGCATTGGTATCCTCCTCCTGTCTGAAATCCAATCCATAAGAAGGGATTGTAGCAACACATGCATCACATGCATCACAATACACCTCATATTCCCCCTTACCGGGTTTTGTCATGAGTGTAAAGGATGTCTCTCCACATTGGGAGCAGTGAACAATAAGGTTAGCTTTCATTCTGCATTTTCCTTTCTGACGTAAAGCCCGCAGCGGCATGCCTTCATCTCACGCATGTAGCGGCAGGGGCAGATGGTAGCCTCGCTGTGGTTCGGGAGACAGGGGCAATAAGGCGCTCCGTAGCGGACTTGATTCTCCCCGAGTTTTTCGAGGGTGCTCATGACATGGTATGTCTTGGGGTTGACCTGCATCCCATAACGTGCCGCATTCGCTTCAGGTTCATAGGTGCTGTTGTAATCCGGTGTCTCAATCACTGAATGCACAACTCCTTTCTTTACAAGTGGTACATGGAAGCTGCACACGGCAAAACACCTCAGGGCAGAGGAGACACAAGAAGTGATGTATCTTCTTGGCAAGCTCTCTGTGCTCTGCTGTTGCTCTCTGGCAGAGACGTTTCGGAAGGTATTCGAACCATGCCCGAAAGTTGCCGGTGACAACAAGATGGTAGGTGATGCCCTTCGGGAGGATGTAAGCAAGATCATCCTTGCGGTAACCCTCGCTCGCAAGCTGATGGTACCGATGAAGTGCTCCCCTGTTCTGAGCATCTACCTGCAAGATGCCTGTCTCATGCAGGTCATCCAAAAGTGTCCCCCGGCTGCTCTGTACGGTAAAAGACAAATGCCGGTGCCGTGTAAGCTGCAGGAGGACGGTGAGGCTGCATGATACTTCAAAGGAAGCATAGGCATGCTCTAAGACACTGAGGTGTCCTGCCTCGATGATATGTTTGATGGTGGCATCAGTTGCTTCTCGTTGGTAACACTGCCCCGCAGCTTTCTTTAAAAGCTCTAGGGGCTCGTGCGTCGCAGAGATAAGTTCAGCGGTGGGCATGACGTATCACCACATTTCCATGATCTGTGTAGGCGATGAGGCGCCCGAAGGTGTCGTGAAGCGACATAGGCTCATGTGAACAGGACAGGAGGCGGCGAAGGGCACGCTGCTTTGAAGAGTAGATTGTGCAATAGACCGGCCCGTCTCCGCTGAATATGACGTGTGTCGCCTTGTGTTTCTTGGCGCGATAGTCACTGTAAATCATGCACGCCCTTCTTTCGGCCGCTTTGGTTTTTCTTTGAGATCAATCCAGTTGCCGCAGGTGCAGCGCACGGAATGAATTGCGGTGCCGTAAAGCCGGAGAAGGGTCTTACCGCATCGCGGGCATTTCAGGTCTTTCTTAATCATGTGCATGTTCCTTTCTGTCAATGGCACTCGGCCCAGTTCTTTCCAATCTTACCTTCGGTATCGAGCTGCATCCGAAAGCCGAAAAACTCTTGTGTCTCACGCATGGCGGCTTGTGCCTCCGCGACAACAATCTCTGCGATCTCAGGGGTGCGGCATGCCCATTGCCCTTCATCGTGAATCCACGCCATAAGGGCAAAGTCTCCATTCCACCCGTGTCGCAGACCTCGCTCAACTAGTCGCTGCTCGGTTAAGACAATCCACTTCTTGCAGATCAAAGCACCTGCTGACTGAAGTAGCAGATTAAGAGCAGAATGAGGACTGCGCACATGGAGTAGCCGTCCATCGAGACCGCGAAGGTAGTGCCTTTTCCAATGGATAATTCTGCCTTTATCCGTTTCGACAAGAGCGTTTTGCACAGCGTCACGAAGCTTCTTGATGGCGGGGGTGGCGCGAAGAAATCTCCGTTTGATGGTCTTTCCGTCATTTACATCTCCTTTGATGATACGGCCGATCTTGGCATCGCCTGCTCCGTAGAGGAAGGCGTATATGAAGGTCTTTGCCTGATTACGCTCGGGCAGTCCCGCCGCCTGTTGGTTCATGGTGTGTATGTCGCCGTTGAGGATGGTGTGAGCATACTGTCCACCATCATACTTAGACATATAATGCGCGAGACATCTCAGCTCCAACCCACAGGCATCTACACCCGCCTGTGTCCAACCTCCGGCATGAAAAAGCGCCCTGCATTCCTTGCCGTAGGGACTGTCTACGGCGGGAA